GTTCCTGATGGCAGCTTGAGTGAAACCACCAGCTTCGAAGAGATGCTGAACATCATAGGCATAAAATAGGAAACTAAGGAGATAAATATGAAACAAGGATCTTTGGTAAGAACCAGCAATGTGATCCAAGCTGATAAATGCATCGATTATTTGATTACCCGACCCAAGATGGAGATGGTGGGATTGGGACTGATCTATGGCAAGCCAGGCTTAGGCAAGACCACCTATGCCAAGCGGGTAGCCTTCAGTCGGGGTTATCTCTATCTGAGACTGGAAGCCACCACCACACCCAAGTCCTTTGCCACTGAGCTCTTAACCGCCTTATACAGAAGGTTCGGCTTAGGCGAGTATATACCCTATGGCACTGCCAATGGTCTGTATAAGCAATGCCTGAGCATCTTAGAAGACCATGAGAATACTATCATCGTGATCGATGAGATCGACTATGCCTTCCGGTATCCTCAGCTATTGGGTGCGATCAGGGATATCGTGGATGAGACCTTATCCATAGTCATCTTAGTCGGTATGCAGAATGCCAAAGACAGGCTGGCACAGATCAATGAGTACTACTTCGACCGCTGCAATGCCTTCTATGAGTTCAAGCCGGTGACCAGACAGGATATCATCCAACTGATGAACAGCGTAATGGATGTTCAAGTTGATAGTGACTTAGTTACTTATGTCCACTTTCACTCAACTGGCAACCTTAGGTTAGTCATGAAACTGATGCGGATGATCGAGGATAGAGCTCTGAAGCAAGGGCTAACCAAAGTAACCAGACAAGACATCGAAAAGCTGAGGACCGCATGACCAGTCGGGAACTGCTGCAGAACTTTATCAGTCTCTACCACAAGCCCTTTACGGTGGAAGTGGCAGCTTCCCTGATTGATATCGACCAAGCCGAGGTTATGTCTCTGCTCCCGGAGTTTTTGAAAGCAGGAAAGCTCAAGCGCATCTCTGAAACAGAGGACATCTTCGTCAGATGTAATCGCTACAACCAGAAACTTGGCACTCCTCACTATCGGAACTGGGTCTTTAATATTACAGATGCCAATCAACTCCTAAACATTATCGAAAAAGGCAGATACTCCGGTATCAGAGCCATAGCGCAAGCCATCGGTAAAAGCAGGCAGTGGGTTTATATCTACTTGGAAGCTTTAGCTTCTATAGGGGTGGTGGATTACCACAACTACCGCTATGTGGTGATCAACCGTAAACATCTGCATAAGATCGGCACCAAGGTTCAGAAAGGCATATTGAAAAGGTTACGCAGTCTGAGTCGACTAGGTCTGGTGCGAGTCTTGGATTAAGCATCTAATAGTCAAAAGGGGTATTACTATGACACAGGATGAACGGGAACGCAAACTACGGCAAGAAATCCATGCTCTTCGCATCAAGAAATATAACTGGCCATTGGCAGGCTTTAAGTACATGATGACTGTTCTCGGCTTCGGAGATTCACTGCGGGCTTTACCTGAACCTCGTCTCCTAGAGCTGAAAACACTCATGTTGAACTACCGCAAGCATGGTCGGCCCAATGTCTATACCTATGATAAGCAAGGGCTGTATATGTTCTCCCTGATGAAACAGGCAGATTGGACTGACTCCGAACTGCGGGCTTTTATGATCAAGCACTACATGAAGAGCCATTGGAATCTGCTCAGTCCAACAGAACGTAAAGCCGTCATCGCTATGTTCCAGAACTACATAAATAAAATCAATCACAATAAACACAAAAATATTAAGGAGGTTTCGCATGGAAACGAACCAAGTCAAGAAAAGCAGAAGTAAAGGGTCTGTTGAACGTACAAAGACCGATGCTCATGGCAGAGAAATCCCACTGCGCATGGTCAGACCTGAAATCCTCAAGCAGGACACAGTCATCCGAAGAACGATGGACAGGGTCAAGAGCTTGCACAACCGCATCAAGAGTGACAAGGAGAAGCTCTTTCAGGAACTGGAAGGCTATTTGGAGTTCATGGCTGAGAAACATGGTCTGCACTGGAAAGGTAATGCCATCCTGCTTAGCTTTGACGAACAGTACAAGGTGGAGATACGCTTTAAAGAGCGCATCCAGTTTGGAGTGGAACTGCAGCTTGCCAAGCAGAAGATCGATGAGTGCCTGAAAGAGTGGACATCCGACTCCAACATCAACCTCAGAGCCATCATCAATGAAGCCTTCCAAGTTGATAAGAAAGGCGAGATTGCCAAGTACCGCATCCTGGCTCTCAGAAGATACAACATCAAAGATACCACTTGGAAGGAAGCTATGGATCTGATCGATCAGGCAATTAACGTCACCTCCACTAAGCAATATGTAGCTTTTTACGAGCGGGATGCTGCCGGCAACTACCAGCAGATCGTCCTTAACTTCAGCGCTCTGTAGTAAAGTGTGAGAAACAGTGGCAACTTAAGGCAACCATGTTTGTCAAAAGCACAGGAGATGAATATATGGATTACATGAAGCACAACACTGCTCAAGAAGATGTAGTTGAACCCATGAACCTGTTTCAAGAAGATAGAGGTTACAGGCCTGATGAGATTGCTGAAAAACTGAATGTGGATCGCTCCACTATCTATCGCATGATCAGAAAGGTTCTGAACCCCCTACCTGCTTACCGCACCAAGGAACAGGGACAACTACGCTGTTTTGGCAGGGATATCAATCAATACCTGCAAAGACATAAGGTACAACCACACAATGAGTAATGATAAAGAGTTCCGCATCAAGAAAGACAACTGCAAGGAAGCTTACCTGAACGGTAAGACCAATACTAGTGAGTTGGCAGTGATCTTCGGTGTGTCAGAGATAACCGTCCGCAAGTGGATCAAGTCGGGTAATTGGGATAGCCTGTTCAAGGAAGAGCGCAAGCTCGATGCTGAGATCAGGACTGCCCGCAAGCGTGCCCTGATCCAAGCCTTAAGAGAGTACGCCAAAAACCCGGCTGACACCGCTTTGCAGTCCCTGGTCTCCCTGATCAAACAGAACCAGAAGGATGACGAACCTGCCAAGGAACTCAATGACTACATAGTTAAGTTTTTAGATCAAACCACTGACTTCATGGTCGAGAAAGGCTATGAAACCTTACTCAAGCAGTTCCAGGCTATTGTCTTGGACTTAGCTGATTACCTTCGAGTTAGAAACGGATAACTATTATGCAGTACTTGATAGATAGACTCCCCATCCCCCTAACTGCCATAAGCCCTCCGATACCCCGTTATGCCTAAGAAGTTCATTCAAAGGCATAACAAGGCACTTACGGAGATCGCCTCAAAAACGATCTCCGTTTTGCCATTTACAGACGATAATCCCGAAGCCAAGGAAGAGCGGATAGCGAGGTCAAAAGGCGAAGGTTGGGATGCCTTTTCCTTTTTCTGCCATACTTACTTTCCCCATGTCTTTGGTTTACCTTTCTGCCCAGCCCATGAGACGATGTTCGATGAGTCTGATAAGAGCACAGGCATCATCAGCATCACCGGTTTTCGTGGGTTGGGCAAAACGGTACTTATGGGTGTGGTCTATTCCATCTGGAAGATCATCAAAGGTGAGAGATACGTTATCCATACCGCTGCCGATGTAGATTTGGCACAGGAAAGGACAGCTTTTACCCTCCATGAACTTATCAATAACAAGCGTTTACTCTCTGACTTTCCTGAGCTGCAGCCGGTGGATACCTTCGATCTGGACTTCTACCTCAAGAACAAAGCTCGAATCCGAGCACGTTCCATTAAACAGTCCCACCGGGGAACCATCAATCCCAAGACTGCCAAGCGACCCGGACTGATCATCTGTGACGATATCGACAAAGAAGAGAACATGGGCAACCAGTCCATCGGCAAGCGCAGGATGGAGAAGATCACCCAGGAGTTGGCAGGAGCCTTGGACCCGGGACAACCCGGTAAGGTAATCTGGCTGGGTAACCTGGTACATCCCAATTATGCCATCTGCCAGTTCCTTGCTCTCATTATTGACGAAATCAAGGCAAGCCAGCCGGAAGTGGATACCAATGCCAACTCTGTCCTGAAAACCCACCAGAAAGCGATTTTGCGCTTTTCTTTGGAGAACCCTGACAGTACATCCACTTGGGAAGAGCAGTATCCTACTGCTACCTTACCTAACCTGAAAGCCAAGTTCGGCAATACCGGCTATCAAAGGGAAATGTTGGGACAGCCGGTTATTGAAGGTAATATCTTCAAGTTCCACTGGTTTACCAAGTATAGAACCTTGCCGGTTCCCACTCAAATGAAGCGGGTCTGGTTGTATGCTGACCCGGCTTGGGGTGAAAAAGGCTGTTTCAAGGCTGTCATCTCCATAGGTTATGATGGTAATAAATTTTACATACTTAGTGTCTGGATACGTCAAACTGAGAATACCAAGTTCTTTAGGTATTACTATGATACCTATCAGGAGTTGGACAGAACTTACAGAGCCAAGTTTAGATCGGCGATGGAAACTACCTACGGACAAGCCAGGATCTTGGCTGACTTCGACAGGTGGGCAACCGATAACCATTTACCTCCTATATCTCACAGGATCAAACGTATCGATAACAAGGAAAACAAGAACTTGAGGATAGAGAGAACAGAGACCATAATCGAGACAGCCAAGATCCTCTTCCCGGACGGACAGGATACTCCCACACTTTTCAGCCAGTTCCTAACCTATCCTGATGGCTATATCGATGGCTGTGATGCCTTAGCCGGTTGTCTGGAACGCTTCTCCGAATATGATATTGGCAGGAATAGAGTCAGGGTCAGGAGATTTATCTTTAGATGAACTACTATGACCAACTCATGCTTGAATATTATAGGATCTTGAATAATGCCTGGAAGACTGAAGTCAGGGATGCTGCCAGATTAGCTATCCAAATGCTGAGTGATATGCCCAAGTCCGAGAAACTGAGCAAGACCCAGATCGATAAGATGATGGATATCATCAACACACAACTGGGAGATGACTTCGCAGCTCAGGTAAATGAGCCGACCAAAGCCTATATCGACCGCTGTGTCAGGTTAGGACTCCGGGATACCCAAGTCCAGGCACCCACCCGGATATCTATCGGCTTATGGGGAATCGAAGACCAGCACCTCTCATCCACTATTCAGAAACAGCAGATCTTCTGGCTGGGTAATCATTTTGATGCCGATATCCGCCAAAACTTCACAGATGTGCTCACCCAAGCCATAGAACAGGGTTATACCCAAGAAATGCTGACAGAGACTCTGAAACAGCAATTCAGCGACATAACAGACAAGTCCCAAGCCTACTGGCAGGGACTGGCAGAGCATACTGCTCTCAGGATCAGGGAGTTCGGTCGTCTTCAGGGCTACAAGAAAGCCCAAGCCCAATACTACAAGTTAGTGGTAATCCTGGATGACCGCACCAGTGACATCTGCCGGGCATTGGCAGCCCAGGATAAGGTCTATTCCTTAAACGATGCGATAGAAGTGATGGATAATCTGATGGAGTTGGACACCAAGTCCAATAGTCTGGATGATGCCCGGGAATACATCAAAGCCTTAGCTCCCTGGGTGAAGAATGACCAGATAGTCTACAATAACCAGGATGAGCCCATCGGTGTCTCAGGAGCCCACACACCCATCCCCCCGTTCCATTGGAAGTGCAGGACGACTACTATTGTTGTTTAAGGGTTAACCATCAGATTATGATCCAGAGTTTTTTACTATTGACATATTGTAAGAGCTGAATATTTTAGAAATAAAGATAAATGTGGTTGGTGGAATGCGTTACGATATATGCGGTTTATATGATGAGCAGTTTGAAAAATTGGTAATTGGTATATGCCAAAAACTCCTTGGAAT